CAATTCTCTTAATTCTTTTGGCATTTTGCTTCCTCCTTAAAATTGAGCAATAAAAAAAGAGTTAGATTAACTCTAGCTCCCTCATCAATTTATTAATTTTTTCTTGTTCATTATTTTGTGGCGGTTCTCTCTTCGGCTCTTTAAAAGCTTTTGGTGTATTCTTATATTCGTTAAAAAGGTTACTTGTACAAGCGACCGCTGTATTTTCTGCTGCTACTTCAATATTAAAATATTCACTAGCTTTAAGGCCATTTAACCAAGTCTCATTCTGTACCATTTCCCTTATTACTTCGATGTCTACGCCTTCTTTTAGATTATCCTTATAAACATTGATAATCCCTTCCTCAATTGCGTCTAAATCATCAGCCATTTTCCTAAAATCATTTGCATTACCATACGTACCATTCCATGGTTTATGAATCATTAAGTATGCATTAGATGGAACTATCAACTTATCTCCTGCAAATGCAATGACTGAAGCTATCGAGCCACCAAGCCCATCAATGTGAACCGTTTTATATCCTTCATGACGTTTAATCATGTTATAAATGGCCATCCCCGCAAAAACAGATCCACCACCACTATTGATATAAATATTTAAGTCTTTTCCTCTCACGCCATCGAGGATATTTCTTACATTCTCAGGATATTGATCCTCATCTTCCCAAGCACCCCACCATGAAGAAACAATGTCACCATAAAAATATAGTGATGGTGTATCTTCAGTTTGATTTTTAATCTGTAACCAATCCATTCCCCTCACCTCCTTTCCCAACTGAAGTTAACGGAACATAATTCCCATTACACATTAATTGATCACCACCTTCTTTACGTGGCAAGTCTACAAATTCTCGTGCTTCATTTGGTGTATAAATGGCGTTGTTCACCCCTTTTGAGAGTCCTTCCATTTGTATTGCGAAATCGGCACGTAAAATGCCATTCACATTGAATTTACAGCAATAACCACTTTGGAATTCATCAGTAAGAAGGAGTTTATAACTCATTTCTTCTTCATAATGTTTCAAAATATATAAAAGGGTATCTACGTAAAATGAACGCTGCTGCGTTTCAACATTTGCATAGTTACCCTTGTCATAGTTATTTACTTGTGCCGGCTTAATTCCAAATGCTCCGGCAACTTGAAGCGCCGTGTACTTATTAATTTCCAAGAATTGAGCATCAGCCATATTCACATTTAATGGCGTGAGTTGAAATCCTAAAGGAAGAGGAACTATTCTTCCCGCATTTTTCAATCCATTGCTAAATTCTTCAATCTTCGCTGCCATTTTCTTTGCTTTTTCATGATCTAAATCACCGGTATATTGTACAACTGCCTTCCCCATTAAACCGTTAGAAAAATAGTTACTAAGATACAAAGCCCCACTTTGTATGTTTTCAATTGAGACTTTTAATATATCCTTTACAGCTAAACCTGTAATTCCGTCTAACGATAATGATGTTTTAAAATGCATAATTTGATCCGAACGAAATCTATATTGTTTACCAGATTTGTTGTCTCCCCAGATATACCAAATTGCGTTTTCTTTTTGGAAAATCCCAGCATTATCAATCCATATTTGCACTTGTTCACTTGGGAGAATCCACAAATCCTTTACTTTCGTCTTATCAGTATGGATATAAACATATGCATTACCATAATGGTTTTTATTTGCTTCAACTGTGGACCAAAAAGTGCTTGATGTCATATATGGATTGGGTCGCATTTTTAAAAGTGTATATAAATTATGCTCTGTCGCCTTTTCAAGTCCTTTATTTGTATCCTTATACAATTTCAAAGGTAATTTTCCTACACTTTCAGACAGTAGCCGCAAACAAGTAAAATAAGTAATCTCACTTAATTTATTTTTATTTACACTGCCAATATCAATGCCTAACATCTTTAAAAATTCATCTGAATCTAAGGCTACGGAGTTCTGGACTTTCTTCGGTCTAATCTTACCAAGCCACTTCCACATGTATTCACCTCCTTTACCAACCCCATGTATCAAGATTCTCATCCGTAACATATTGGCTCAGATTTAATCCTGCTTCACCTTTCATTGCCATCTTGTATGCATCGATAACAGCATCAATTGGGTCAATTCTTTTCTCTTTTAAGTGCTTATCAATTTTGATTTCACCGAAACTATTTGATACTGTTTTGGCGTTTGCTACACTCCATGTTAGCAATTTATTTTTACGGTTGTATTGAATATTTTCCGCCTCAACTTCCAACCTAAAATCAGTGGTAGCATCGTTTAAATTCTTCGCTGATTGAACAATCATAATGCTGTTATAGCCAAGCTCTTCAAGATCATTCAAAAAGGCATCTGCATTGTGCGGATCGTAGGCTATTACATTTACAATCAGCTCATACTTTTCTACAATCCGTTTTAAGTAAGCAATTATATATTTGTAATCCGTTTTAATGCCACCTAGCGTCTCTGTAACGGTCAATAATCCGTCCCTAATCCAAATGTCATAAGGAGCGTTATCCGTCTTTATATGCTCTGCTACACGGTTTTTAGGGATAAAACTGTGTGAATGAATAAAGTAATTCTTCTCTTCTTCTTTTAAATATGGGAATACGGCCCCTAGACTTGTTAAATCACCGCCGCTTGATAAATCGAGACCTATAGTACACTCTTTCCCTCTAAAATCCTCTAAATCTAAATCTGAGGCGCATTTTTTCCAATGCTCCATGTTCATATATTGGCTGTCTGTAAATTGCACCCAAATATTAAGATGTTTCGTCATAAAGTTTCTTAATTCCGAACCACCCATATTTTTTGCTTTTACAGCCATCGTTTGAAGAGTTTTAATTCCCTCTTCTGTACTACAAACAAGCGGATTTGCCTTTATCCAGTTCTCCGGATCCCAAATATCATCCTCTTCATCCATCTGAGCAATATAAACAAATTGAGTTTCATCCTCAAATGCACCTTTTAGCACATTACAACAGTATTCGTACAGCTCAAAACAAGGTGAATTCAAATCAAAACCTGCTGTTGTAATAACACTGATTAGACATTGCTTTAATTTACTTGTTCCACCTTCAAGGAGCTTATACATTTGGTTATCTTTATGAGCATGATACTCGTCAATAACACCCAAATACGGACGAAATCCATCTATAGATTGTGTATCTCGTCCTAATGCTCTAATTTCAGAACTTGTATTTAATGCTAATATTGTATTCTTGTACTCTTTAATCTCAAACAACTCTGATAAATCTTCATCTGCATTGATGAATTTTATCATTTCTTTTAAAACGATTTTAGCCTGATCTGCTTTTGTAGCTGTACAGTATACTTGAGCATAATTATATCCATCAAAATTTGAATAATATGTGCCAAGAATACCGTTCTTCATTGATTTCCCATTTTGTCTTGCTAACTGAGTATAACTAGTACGGAACCTACGATATCCCGTATCTTTATGAATCCAACCATTTAACGATCCAAATATAAAAACCTGAAAATCAGCAAGCTCTAGTTGAAAAGCTTCGTCACCCTCAGCAATAGTTAACGTTTCCGAATAATCAATAATGAGATTTGCCTTTTCCTCATCAAAAATAAAGGGAAATTCTTCAGTTCCCTGTCTTTCTAAATCGTTAATATGCCTTTGACAAGCAAGTTTAACTAAATTCCCAGCAATTATACGACCTTCCAATACATCCAGAGCATATTGAGTAACTCTATTCATATAACAACCTACATAAACTTATTAAATTTATTTTTGGGCTTTTCATCGGTTTCCTTTGGAACTACTAATCTGCATCTTGATGTAATTGTTAAACCTAAATCACTGGAAGCCTGTCTACATTGCTTAAAAAGTTTGTCTTGATTTATAAGTAAGTCTGAATAAACACCATTAGATACCGTGTATGTTTTCTCAGATATGATGTTACCTTCCGGATTTTTTTTCACATCCACCACTTCTTCTAACGGATTCAGCTCCAACAGAGCATTTGTAATTTCTACATACATTTTCCTTGCTATTAAAAATCTTGCTAAAGCATCGACATCAAGATTGGACATAATTTCAATCCTGATTAGTTCATCAGATATTTTTTTAAAATCTCTTCTTAAATCTTTTGGTAAATAAGAAGGCGCCCTAATTTTATCACTAGGCGCCTTGACTTCTTTTGATTTACGGTTTTCAATTTCAGCTTTTGTTAAATGTTTTTTCCCCTTAAGTACAACTAAATCAACTGGTTCTCTCGGTCTGGCCATCCACCTTCCTCCTTTCGGAATTTTCATTTAGGGAGTTTTCGCGAAAAAAAAGACCACCCGGCGACTCGTCGCCC